CTCGTTTTTTATACCGATAAAAGCAGTTTCTGTTAATGGTGCTTTCTTGTTTTTTCTATGAACTAAGAAATCATCCCATGTTTTTTTACTTACATTACGAGGACGCTTTAGCGTCTTATTATTATATGTTTCTTGTTTATTGTTTATTGTTTCTTGTTTCTTGTTTGGTTGAACCACTGTTGAACTTACGTTCAATCTAGCAAGAGCAGATGCTTTACCTGCTCTAATTGCTGACTGCACTTTGCTTTGGTACTTTTCTATTTCTTCATCAGCCCTTGGATTAATCCATCCTTTGCCAACTTCTAATTTAAAAAATTCTTCCAAAACAGTTTGCACTTCTAACACATTATCCTTCATGTTGATCTTACGTGCAACATAAGCTACATCCTCGTTCAACGGACGTTCATGTAAGTAGTAATGATCCAGCAACCTGCGGTATGAAAGGTCTTCCATGTCGGTCAAGTGCTGGGTATGGCTTATGTAATCGCCAATGTTAAAGGAGTAAAAATGCATTACTCCTCTTTGTTGTATTTTTCTAGCAGGTCATTAGCTGCTTGTTCTACATCCTTACCTTCCATACCAATTGAATCTCTTAATCTTGATAGAGAATCTTTTGGTTCTGTAGGAGTGACGTTAACTGCCTGTTGGAAATTAGGCTCATCATCTATTGTCACGACAGAACTAATCGCATCATTTTTTGGTAGTCGTTTTGCAATTCTATGGATAACAGTTTTCTTTGCCATCTGGTCGAACCATTTTACCCAAGGACTATGAGGTGATGAACTGGCTTTTGATACCTGACGGCATTGGTTTATCTGATCCATGTTCATAACTTCGTAGTACTCACCTTCATTAGTTGTTATCGCAACAGCATAGACACACATTGGTTTACCCCTGTCACCAACTATTAAAGGTTTGTGAGTAATCTTTGGTGCAGTTCCTAGTTCGTAATCAAAGAAATCATTTTCGTATACAACTTCAGCAGAAATTGTTTTAATTAATCCGCTGTTATGTAATACCTTGATAATTCCCTCGACCATAGGAATGTATTGAACTGACTGCCCATACTGAACTGCTGCTGCTTCTTTGCCATCCAGATACAATCCATCTTGTGCTGCCTTCATAAAGGTTTGCATCAAGCTTGTTTTGTCTGCCTGTAATAATCTTGGATTTTTATTTAGCGTTAACTTAGCAACACTAATAAATTTGTTTACATCCATTTGCCTTGGCAAAGCTTCAGAAAATTTTTCTGCCATCTTTTCCAAAGTTCCCTGCATTTGTACAAGTGGTGTGATTGATGATGTCATTTTTAAATTCCTTTTGGTTGTGTAAGTCTGAACTGGCGGTAACCCTTGCGTGGGTTTAAATATGTTCCCACCATTTCGGGTGTGATTAATGTTCCTTTAGATCCTTTGGTCATGCCACAAGTAATTGTTCCATTATGAGAAACAATCTTAGATGCATTTTGACTTAGCTCTAAAATTTGTGCCTTGATTGCATCTTTGGTTTTTCCAAGAGCATAGTATTCCCTGTTAACTGCGTTGTAGTCATCAACCAGTTTGTCAACGTCTTCATCTGCTTCGAGAACTACACCTGCGTCTGCTTGGTTACATAAATTTTTCATTATGAACTGGGCATTTTTGGTGTAGTCAATATCAGGAACAACACCTAACTTAATTTTTTCCCAAAAATTTTGAACTTTATCAGTTAAAAGTTTGCCAATCTCAGGATCTCTTTCACTACGGACTACTTTCATAGTGTTGCCACCAACGAGAGCAACTATGTAACCAACGTTGTAACCAGTAATTTCTAGCTGGTGCTGTAGCTGCAAAGCTATATGCTCTGGCGGTTCAATGTTGTCTTCAGAATGCTCAATCCAGTTCTTGCGGTATGCCATCCCATCGACATTTTTTATTTCTAAAATTGCAGGTTCTTTTTCAGATACAATTTTGTAATCAAAAGATGATCCCATGCGTGTGTCTGGGTTACGAAGGTAGACATCAAAAGGTTCAACTTTAAGTTTGTTGCGTTCGGCAAATTCTAAAGCTATAGAATCTTCAAGCCTACGGCCCCATGCCATGCGTTCGTTGTCATCAATGTTGATAACGACCTTATCTTTTTTCTGGTGATAAAGTTCAAACTCTGTTTGGTATGGGTTTAAATCAAACAATGCTGATACCTCAGTTGAGGTGACATCTAGCAAGCGATTCTCTAACCACGACTGCTTGTCTGTAATCGGGTATGAAATTGTGTTGGTCATTAAATTTTCTCCTTTTGAAATTGAATAAATTCTGAATCGGGAACTACATTAGATTCCCATTTGGCTACGGTTTCGTAATTGTAAGAATTAGTTTTTTCAACCTCATGCGTACCCTTAAACTTTCGTTGCCTGACGTTAGGTCTAGTAAACACCTTGCGGTCTATCTCAGACCTGACCTCATTAAGAATCTCGTAAAGATCATGTTCGTCATTGGTGTAAACGGTGATTGTATGTTTTCTCATTGGTCTAATTGGTTAAGGTGGTCTAACTCGCATTCGAGTCTTAGTTGTTCATCCCAATCTTCTGATGTGTGATCAAGATAAGGAAGGCTGGACAAATAGTCCAACCTTTGTAGTTTCTGGGTATCTGGCACTAGTAGCCCTCCCATCCATCAGCAGCTACTGGGCTTCTAGCAGTTTTTTCTTTAAAATAATTGATACTGTCTTGCTCTTCTTTTGTAAGGTTAAGCTGCCCAACTAAATGGCTGTAATCATATCCAATGGTTTGTGCTAATTGCGTAATCCTTGCATAGATTTCGTTGTAACTGTGTCTAATCTCTGTTAGATACCATTCACGATATACACTAGAATTTCTAAATTTTCTGGTGTAGACAACGTTAGTTAAGCAATCAGGTGTACCAAGACCAACTCTGTAATTGTGGTCACCCATTCTGTTTTTAAAATTAACAAGCTCACATTTCCAAAAGTCGTTCTCTGGATATGTAAGTTTGTATGATTGAAATGCTATACCAGTTTCAAACCTTTGTAATGGCTTGATGTGTTTCCATAATCTGTCTTCGTATGCTTTGATAAGCATTTGAAATTCTGATTCTGGTAAATTGATTTGATGTTTGTCCATTTGATTTTTGTAAATAAGAATTTGTAAGTGAATCAAATTTGAGCAATTACTTGCTCGTATACCATTGTAGCACATAATGCAACACTGGCAAATATTAATTAATCGAAGGCATCTCTTTTCTTCAGTACTTCTACCTGAGATTCGCATCTGGGGCAAGATAAATTGGTCATTACTGAAAACTCTTCATGTTGTGGCAATGACTCATCAACATCTATATCTCCTCCCCAGATAAGGTCTGAGTCACACCAATAACATCTCATTCTCTTCCAAAGATAATTTCATGGGCAGAAATTTGATATCCCCTATCCCATGCAGTTTCTAATAATTTCTTTTGGATAGAAGTTGGAATAGTTCCATCTCCTTTCTGCCACTTGCATACTGATGCTGGGTCACGATGAATAGCTCTAGCTAATGGACGGACTCCACCAAACTCTGAGATAGCAATCTGGACAGGTGTTTTAATAGTTGTTTCCATAGTTCTATATTGTCATAAATGCAACATTAATTCAAGTAATTGGGCAAAAAAAAGAGGGTGGTTATACCCTCTATAGATTTTGTAATGCGTAGTCTAAACATTTGATGATGTCTTCTCTACTTGGTGTGAAACCTGTATTGATTTCTATGTAATCTCTTAAATTACAATTTATAGAATGAGTCAGGTTTTCAATTTGCTCATCGTTTAATTTTTGAATGCTCATTTAAAACTCCTTTTTATTTTTGTTAATTTGCCAATAGTCAATATGGACTGCTATTGAATATCCCACTTGGTAAAGTGCATAAGCACCGCCAAATATAATTAATAGTTCCATTACTTGACCTCTGGTTTAGTTTTGACGCTGTACTCTACAGTTTCCCAGACATCCATAAATTGTACTAGCCAATCTATATGTCGCATTTGCAGGTTGTTTCTGTATGGAGCATTTAATAAATCTATTGCTGATTTATTTGGTAGCTTGTGCTTTTTACGATAAGTTTGAAAAACTTCTACAAGCCATAATTTTTCGTTAGTTAGTGTCATGTTAAATAAGGATTAGGAATAAAAGTAAATAAGGGAATGCGATAAAAGTCATAGGTCTATCCATATACAAGGGTGTTATAAGTCATTATCTGCAATATAGAATCTGCTACTGAAGCATCTATAAGACTTAAATCATTGTCTTTAAAAGCTTCAAAAACACTATTGCAATCATCACTATTTAAATCAGTTTGACCTGATACTATTTTTTCTATAGCAGTTAAAACATCTTGAACTTTAAATTGGTGCTTGTCTTCTTCACAATCTTCTATTTTGATAACAGTATCTAAATTAATATCTTTAAGCCAAGCGCAACAGCCCTCATGCTCATAGTCTTGACCATGTAGATAGTAGCCATCTTCATCTTCTTCAATGTCTCCTACTGTGACGCTATGCGCCCAATAGCCTGACCCTTGACCCATAGTGCAGAATATACATTTAAGGTCATCTAAACTAACGTCAAATTTATAATTGACATTGCAAGTGAATTTTTGTTCGGTAATAGTGGTCATTGTTTTAGTTAATAGTGATTAGTTAGTGAACAATTGGTTTTGATTAGTCAATGTAGCCTGTATAGTATTCAACTATTCCAGCACTTTCTTTTTGACCTGACTTGATAGCTCTTTTGCCTAATGTGCAATCAGTTCCAGAAGCCATAAATAAATTAATAAAATGTTTTCTAAGTACTGGCTTGATGTCTCTGTAGTCAACTCCAAGAGAAAGACTAGAGAAAACTATTAAAGCTCTTTTTGCTTCGGCTTTAGTGCGGTTTTGTATTCTGTGAAAAGTACCAGTATGGCAATCCTTCCAAGTTTTAAACTCGTCTGTGATTTCCTCTGTAGTGTTCCATTCTGTTGTGTACATTGTGTTGTTAATAAAAATTAGTAAGTGACAATCGGTGGACAACCGATACTTATAGTGTTGCACTAATCCTAACACTTGTCAACAAAATAATTCCAGTTGTTGCGATACTTCCTTTATTTCTCTATATTATGAGTAATTTTATTTATATTTTAAATGACCCTTACAGCTATTAAAACTAAGCTTAAAGTTATAGGGGTCAACCAAAAAGGTTACAGAATAGGGGCTGATCATCACAATCATAATCCTAAAATTACTGATGTTGTTGTTGATGCCTTACGGGATCTTCACGAAGATTACGGGATCGGTTACTCTACCTTGGCTAAAATTTTTAATCTAAATAAACATACAATCGCTAAAATTTGCCGTTATGAAAGAAGAGCAGATTACCCAGATCGTTTCAAAACAATCAAAGTTAGGTAGACCTACAGAAAAGGTTGATCCTGTTGAAAGTTCCAGAATTTGTGAATGGATCGCTCATGGGAAAACTCTTAGGGAATATTGTCGCAAAAAAGGGAACGTTCAATGGAGAACTATTTATAAATGGTTGGATAAAGATGAAGAGTTTCGGGCATCCTTCGCACGGGCGAGAGATACAGGCTGTGAGATTTTGTTTGAGGAATGTTTAGAGCTAATTGATACTCCTCCTACTATGTGCGGTTCTGATGGCAATGAGAGGATAGATCCAGCGTTCATAAACTGGCAGAAGAATAGGGTTGAAACTCGTTTTAAAATGCTATCTAAATTCAATCCAAAAAGGTTTGGTGAAAAACTTGGGGTGGAAGGGGAAGCAAATATTAACCTGACTATCAGCACTGGCATACCTCAAGGATGAGTAGCATTACCCTTGATTACACCCCTAGAGCCTGGCAAAAGGAGTGTCATGTAAAGAAACAAAGGTTTAGTGTTTATGCACTCCATAGACGCTCTGGCAAGACTGAACTGGCAATAATGGAATTGATTGATAAGGCCATAAAGACAGATAAAGAGTTAGCAATGTTTGTCTATGTTGCACCATTCCTGAGACAGGCAAAAGCTATTGCATGGGCTAGGTTGAAACAGAAGATAGAACCATTGCGTAGGAACTCAGTCATAGACATCAATGAGGGTGAGCTATCGGTAAGGTTTAAACATAATGGAGCAATCATTAGATTGTTTGGTGGAGATAACCCAGATGCCATGCGAGGACTGCGATTAGATGGAATTGTAATGGACGAGGTAGCACAGTTAAAGAATGAGCTATGGACAGATATCGTTCAACCAGCGTTGAGTGACCGTTTAGGTTGGTCAATATTTATTGGTACTCCATCAGGAATAAATCTATTTAGTGAGTTGTATTACAAAGCTATTGATGAGGACGGCTGGACTGCTGCAAGATTTACCGTTTACGATACTGAGTCGCTACACCCCAATGAGGTAACTCGTCTCAAGCGTGATATGAGTGAGACTTCGTTTGCCAGAGAGTATCTATGTGACTTCAGTGCAGCAGGTGACGACCAACTTATTGCATTGGCAGATACCGAAGTAGCAGCACAGCGTGTATACCAGAAGGCAGATGTAGAATTCTCTCCAGTAGTGTTTGGTATCGACCCAGCAAGGTTTGGTGATGACAGATCTGTAGTGTTTCGTAGGCAAGGCAAGCAAGGATTCAAGCCTATTGTTTATCGAGGTATAGACAACATGGATCTAGCTGCAAGGATAGCCAACCTGATAGAGGAACATAACCCAGATGCAGTGTTTTGTGATGCAGGTGCAGGTAGTGGTGTAATTGACAGACTAAGGCAGTTGTCATATGACGTTATAGAAATACCATTTGGAGGTAAGGCAACCAAACCAGAGCAGTACATCAACCGTAGAACAGAGATGTGGTGGTTAATGAAGGAATGGATAGAAGAAGGGGGTGCAATACCAAATGACACCGCACTAAAACAAGAGTTAGCAACACCGATATATTGGTACGACAATGTGGGTAGGAAAGTATTAGAAAGTAAGGATCAGATAAAGAAGAGATTGCAGGGGGCAGGGTCACCAGATCTAGCTGATGCACTAGCACTAACCTTTGCCCTACCAGTATCCAAGAAACAACCAGAAGATATATACATCAAAAGAAGTAAAGTAGCCACACAAAAGAAAGAATATGACCCATACACCAGAATGTAACTTTGTCCGTATAGCAGAAGGACTAGATGTAGAGCCACTGCTTAAATTATTGGAAGCCAAACCTGAGTTATGGAAAGAAATAAAAGCAAGGCAACAGTTTACTGGTACACCACATAAAGATACGGAGTCGATATATGTTAGAGGACCATATGCAATGAGTATTTACTACGTTTTATGGGATACAGGATCATACGATTATCCGTGTATGGAGTATTTAAAACCAGCATTAGTACCATTAATGCGACCAGTGCTGGAGAAGTTAGAAGTCAAGGACATGGGAAGGCTACTTATTGTAAATCTAAAACCTAGTGGTCATGTAACCAAACATAATGATCAGGGAACGTATGCAGACCACTACCAAAGATTTCATTTAGTGTTGCAAAGTAATCAATGGTGTAGCCAAACTTGCGGAGATCAGAAGCAAAAGTTTGAGGTTGGTGAGGTCTGGTGGTTTAACCATAAGAAATTACATACGGCAGACAATGTTGGCATGACCGACAGAGTGCATATAATATTTGATTGTGTTAGTAATTATCCTTTATGACTAGTGTGACCGTAACTAGTAATAGTGAAGCTACTGTAAACAAAAGTAGGGTATCCAAAACGGAAATCAAACTTGCCACAGTTGATGAGATGTTGGCTAAAGCATCAGTCTTGTTTGAAGAGCATTACGAAGAGATTGCTCGTAACAAAGAAGTAATGAAGCTAAAGCCAGATGAAAAAGCTTACCGCAATTTAGAGGAAGCCAATCAAATCTTTATTTTATCAGCATGGCAAGATGATGTTTTGATAGGTTATTCTGTTAATTTTGTTCTTAATCATCCACATTATGCCGATCTTTTACTAGCTCAAAATGATCTCTTGTATATCAAGAAAGAAATGCGAGGTAGTAGGGCAGGTTTAAGGTTAATTAAGGAAACAGAAACTCATGCGACATCCCTCGGCTGCAAATTAATGCTATGGCATGCCAAAGAAAACACCGCTTTGGGTGCAATACTGCCGAGATTAAAATATGGTGTGCAAGACATTATTTATTCCAAGGAGTTATGACATGGCAGTAGCAGCGGTAGTAGCAGCAGTAGGTACTGCTGGAGTAGTGGTAGCAAAAAATGCAGCAGACGAGCAAAAGCGAGCGCAAGACAGAGCATTAAAAGCACAACAGCAAGCTAATCAACAGGCACAACAACAAGCTACAGCAGAAGCAGACCGTGCTGACGTTGCATATAACCAAGCAAACCAACAGCAACCAGAAGTAGAAGCAATTGTAAGTAGAAGTCAACAAGCTGCAACACAAGGCCCTGCATCAACGGTATTAACTGGTGGATCTGATGCGATGGTAAACCCAGCAGCACAAGCAGTAGCTAGTAGTAAAAAGAAAAAGGGATCAGGTGGTGGAGATCAAGGAGGAGGTAGTTTATTAACAGGTACAGTTGGAGTAGATCCATCTGCATTGAACTTAGGTGGCAATACATTATTAGGTGGTTAGTAAATGAAAACCAAAAGAGCAAAGTTGTTGACAAGGTGGGGGCATCTTAGATCTGAAAGGGCTACATGGTGGTCACATTGGCAAGAGGTCACTACATATTTGCTACCAAGAAACGGACGATATTTTGAACAGGATAGAAATAAAGGTCATAGAAGACATAACTCCATATATGACAACACTGGTACTCGTGCATTAAGAACATTAGGTGCTGGAATGATGGCAGGTGCAACATCCCCTGCAAGACCTTGGTTTAGACTTGGAACGGCTGACCCAGAACTGAATAGTTATGCACCAGTAAAGCTATGGTTAGCAGATGTTACTGAACGTATGCAGTTAGTGTTTCAAAAATCTAATACATATCGAACATTACACGGAATATATGAAGAATTAGGAGCATTTGGTACTGCTGGCTCTATTATTTTGCCTGATGACAAGAATGCAATCCATCATTACCCAGTAACTGTAGGAGAATATGCAATAGCTACAGATTATCAGGGCAGAGTAAACACTTTATACAGAGAATTCCAGAAGACGGTAGGGGAAGTGGTAAGAGAATTTGGATATAACAAATGTTCAACGTCCGTTAAGAATTTGTTTGACAGAGGTTCACTAGATCAGTGGGTTACGTTAGTTCATGCGATAGAACCAAGAGATGATAGAGAGCGTGACTACAAGAAAAAAGACAATATGAACATGGCATACAAGTCTTGTTACTTTGAGACAGGTGGTGATGGCGAAAGCGTATTGAGAGAAAGTGGATATAGAGAATTCCCTGCTGTTGTACCTAGATGGGGTATTGCTGGTGGTGATATTTATGGCAATTCACCGGGAATGGAGTCATTAGGTGACATAAAACAGTTACAACATGAGCAATTACGCAAGGCGCAAGGCATCGATTACCAAACTAAGCCACCATTACAAGTACCTAGCTACCTTAAAAACCGTGATGTAGACAGTCTTCCGGGCGGTGTTACTTTTATTGATGGAGCGCAGGGCAAAATCGAAACTGCATTTAACGTAAACCTTAATTTACAACATTTGTTAATGGACATACAGGATGTTCGTGGTCGTATAAATAGTAGTTTTTATGCTGATTTATTTCTTATGTTGGCTAATGCTACCGATACTAGGATGACTGCAACAGAAGTAGCAGAACGACATGAAGAAAAACTGCTTATGTTAGGGCCAGTATTGGAAAGATTACATAATGAGTTATTAGATCCATTAATTGATATTACGTTTAACAGAATGATCGAAGCTAATCTAGTGCCACCTGCACCAGAAGAGTTGCAAGGCATGGAATTAAACGTAGAATTTGTATCTATGTTGGCACAAGCACAACGTGCAATTGGTACAAATAGTGTAGATAGATATGTTAATAGCATGGGTATGGTTGCCCAGATGAAACCTGATGTATTGGATAAATTTGATGGTGATGCATGGGCTGATGGTTATGCAGATATGTTGGGTGTAGATCCATCGTTAATAGTTGCAGGGCCACAAGTGGCTAAGATACGTCAGGCAAGAGCGCAAGCACAGCAACAGGCAGCAAAACAGGAAGCAGATAATCAAGCTGCTGAAAATATGTCAAAATTAGGTAAAGTAGATGCAGGTAATGCTATGGACATGATGAACCAATTTAGCGGTTACAATTCACCATCACCATTGGAGGTATAAATGGAAAATCCAAATTTCACAAAAATGTCACCTGACTACAAAAAAAGGTTTAGAAACATGATTGAAAAAGATAAAAAAGAAAAAGAAGAAAAAGCAAGAATTAAAGCAAAAAAAGAAGAAGAAAAAAAAAGAAAAGCAGAAGAAGAAAAATTAAAAAAACTGTACAACAAATCTAATATGAATTAATTATGAGCTTATACGAAAACATCCACGCAAAACGCAAAAGAATTAAAGGTGGTTCTGGTGAAAAAATGCGTAAAAAAGGTCAAAAAGGTGCGCCAACTGATAAACAATTTAAGCAAGCAAAAAAAACTAGTAGAGAAGAAATGGCTAAGAAGCTATATGGTTAGGTGTGACCGTAACACCGATGTGACTAGATATATTAGAACATGAGTGAATACAATCCTCTCGACCTCAAGAGTCAACAAAAATCTAAAGACAATAAAAAGTCTGAAGAAAGAATTGACCGCCAAAATGAAGAGTCGGACATCAAATGGTTGATGAGCAGCAAGAGGGGTCGCAGATTAATCTGGAGACTTCTGGAGCAAGCAGGTGTTTTCCGATCATCGTTCAACACTAACGCAATGGCAATGTCATTTAGCGAAGGTAACAGGAATTATGGTTTGCAAATCCTTAACTTAATCCACACTCTCTGCCCAGAACTATACCCGACAATGATTAAGGAGCAAAAAAATGTCAGAAACGCTGATGACGGAAGCCAACCAAACAAATGAAGGCGACACGCAGCAAACAGTAGACGCAACAACTGAGCAATCAGAAAATGCTACTACTGCTACTGAGCAGCAAGCTGAAAATGTGCAGAATC